TTTGGAGTAGATTATTTCAACCATATGTATGAGGTACTCCGTCTTTTGGCGTCGACCTTCGATTTATATCGAAGGCCGGTCCAAACGTAAACCCCTCATGAGCAGGTATCTTATTTGATGGATTAGCTTTGAAAACTAATTCAACTCTTAAGTCTGCTTTTAAAGTGGTTTGCGGAAAGACGCAGGGAGGGCCGGAACTATTGACGTGGCTTGATTCTTCAATTAAGTCACGTGAGGTTCGTGTGCTGGCGGAGTCTTTGGGCTATGATCCTAATAAATTTATCTTAGGAAAATTAGCTGAAAAGATCGAGCCAGCAGGAAAAATAAGGGTATTCGGAATTACTGACTGATGGACACAAATGGTCCTATATCCTCTTCATTTACGAATTTTCTCTTTGTTAAAGAGAATTCCTAATGATGGGACGTTCAATCAGTCGAAACCGTTGCACTTACTTAACGACATCCTTCGGGGGACCAAACGAGTTTACTCATTTGATCTCTCACAGGCCACAGACCGCTTACCAGTAGATCTTCAAGTCCAAGTTCTATCCCAATGATATGGGGTTGAGTTTGGAATAGCTTGAAAAACTCTATTAGTAGGTCGTCCATGGTACCATAAATCACAACCAGTGTTTTATGGTGTGGGTCAACCGATGGGTGCGTATTCCTCCTGAGCAATGTTAGCTCTTACCCACCATTTCCTCGTCCAGGTCGCCGCAAGGCGGTCTGGATGGAAAGGTTGGTTTCCTCATTACGCATTATTAGGAGATGACATTGTTATTGCTAATGAAGCAGTAGCAAATTGTTATCTCGTATTAATGGGTGATCTGGGAGTTGACATCTCAATACACAAATCATTGGAATCTGATTTGGGAGTCTTCGAATTTGGGAAACGTTTAGTTTCCCCAACTTCAGAGTTTACACCTTTAGGAGCCGCTAATGTATTATTAGCAGTTCGTAATTGGTGTGCGCTTCCGATGTTATTCGTAGACCTTTTTCAAAAAGGACAACAATATAGTATTCATACAGTTAAAGCTCTTATTGATTCCTCTTGTAAGTGAGGCCCTAAGGGTCTCACAAAGAGAAATCGACAATTGCTTTGACTAATAATGACGATTCCGGGTGGTATCCTTTCACAGTATTGGAAACTGATCGAGCATCAAAACGATGTTCTGAAACGTTTCTCAACAATATTAAGTGGAGGTTACCAGTCTGCTGGTTTCCAGTCCTGACTTCAGGCTGTTCAGCGACTATTAAGACTTAAAGGTCTGAATTATGTCAATGAACAGTCCCTGGAAGCTAAGAGGACATTGCAAGATATTATCGGCAATGGACTCTTACGTGGAAAGGAAACTGATTATCAGCTAGAGACTCTCGAAAGCTACTTTACTCGACCTTCAATCTTACAGTTTATGTATGATGAAGATCGAGATCGTATCTTAAATCCTGAAGTGATGTCCCTGATGTTATCAGGTTATCATCCTCATGATCCAAGATCCGTTTGGGTAGCTGACCCTGTACGTCTGAGCGGGTACCTCGAAAGAGGTCTAGGACTCTATGAAATCGCCTCAGTGATCCAAGAGAATCAAATTCTTGATTCTGGATTTGTCTGAGGTGAAGTTGTAGATTCCCGGCAGATAAGGTTATTTGCTGCCACGGCGAAGAAGTTAGTCTCCCTACAAAGAGGGTGATTTAAACATTTTCGCTTGGTCGGCAGAGAAGACCTTCCTGCTGTGATCCAACCCCAGTATTCTTCTAAGTAAATGGTATAGGTTACGTTCGACTCGTAACTACTCAAGGAGACCCTGAGGAGCACAAAGTATTATAGAACCGGTTTTCCCGGATTCTATGTTTCCCATAAATTCACTTTTTAGTGAGGGGTTGGGATCCTATCAATCAATAGCCC